TGATTCTTTCTCAGGATCTACTATAACTCTGAAAAAATCGGTAGATAGATCACAACTAAAAAAAGGAGATCAAGTTGAAATAATTGATAGATCAACTAATAGTGTTGTATATCCAACAACGGATGATATTCCTTATGTAAAACAATCAATATCTTTCGGATCAAAAACTGTTATCCTTGAAAATTTTTCTTTTATTCCAGGAGCAAACACATTATATTCCTTAAGAAGAAGAATCAATAAATCCAACAGTGAATATACAGAATTTAAGTATGGTAATGATACCATAATTTCTGATATTCAGAATTTGTATAGTGATGGTGATTTTGCATATGTTGCATCAAATTCTCTTCCCTCTGCTGGAGTTGCGTATACAGATTTCACTCACAACATTAAAATTTCTCTAAATGAATCGATTTTAAATCTTGATCCCAATTCACCTGCAGGACAACTTACAGATTTTGATGTTGATGGATTTACTACTATTTCTTTTGACAAAGATGTAGATTTTGTTACTGGAGACAGAATTTATTATCAACCAACTCAAAATGAAACCTTAGGAGGATTGGAAGTTGGATTTTATTATGTTGAAGTTTTGGCAAATCGCAAAAATATAAAATTATATTCAGCATCTTCTTCTGTTGGCAAATCTTCTAATGTTTTGAAGATATCCAATCCATTGACAGAATTGTCATCTCACATATTTACAATAGATTCTCAAAATAATAGATTATTAAATTCTCAAAATATTTTAAAGAAGTTCCCATTGTATCAAAATATTGAAAATGGAACCAATGAAGATACTTTGCCAGGATCGACTGGAATGTTGATAAATGGTGTTGAAATTTTAAATTATAAAACAACTGATATAATTTACTATGGACCTATTGATAGTGTATCAGTCCTAAACAGTGGAAGTGGATATGATGTCATAAATCCTCCACAAATAGAAATATCTTCTGGATTGGGTAGTACTGCTTTAGTAAACCCAATTTTGAGTGGGACAATAACTGAAATATTTGTAGATCAACAAGAATTTGACATTGATGAAGTTTTATCAGTAAATGTATCTGGTGGTAATGTATCTGGAGGAAAATTTGAGCCTATTGTAACAACAAGAAAAAGAGAAATTCTTTTTGATGCTAGATCTACAAGTAATGGTGGAGGAATAAGTACAACAACTTCACAGTTAACTTTCCTAAAAAATCATAATTTATCTGATGGTGATGAAGTATTTTATAATAATAATGACAATCCAAATGTAAGTATAGGAATTGGATTGTCTTCATTGACTAATCAATCTTCATATTTCATTGCGGTAGATAATAATACCACTATCAGATTGTTTGATTCATATGATAATTATCTGGTTAATAATCCAATTTCATTTGCAACGACTAGTCTTAGTGGAACTCATAAGTTTACCACAGGAAATTTCAGAAAAACTGTTTCTGAAATTAAAGTTGTTGATGGAGGATCCTTAACTAATAGAGAACTTTATGTAAAATCGTCAGGAATATCTACGACAAATAATTTAGTTAATTTCAAAAATCATGGATTTAAGAGTGGTGAACTTGTAGAGTATGCTGGAGCTCAAGATTCATCTCAACAAATAAAAGTAGGTGGAATTGCAGGAAAATTCTTTAACGGAACTTCTTGGAGATCTGTTATATCAACAGGTAATATAGGAACAATACCTCTTACTACTGATAATGATAGTAGTAATGTGACGGGATCTGCTGGAATGCCGGATGCCTCTTATAGATTTGGTGTAAAGGTATGGCCCTATATTGATTTTGGTCCTAGCATAGGAAATAATTATGGTTGGATTGGAATAGGATATTTCATACCACCAGTATCAGGTACTTATCGATTTAGTACTAGATCTGATGATGGAAGTGGTGTTTGGATAGGTGATCTTGCTCTTGAGGGTGCAACTAGGACAAAAGCAAATGCCGTAGTTGATAATGGAATGGGAACTGGTCACGGTGCTGTTACTGTGACTGGTGATATTGCCTTAACTGCTGGAGTCATCTATCCAATCAGAATTGTTCATGAAGAAGGTGGTGGCGGTGATGAGATGGACTTCAAGTGGAGAGTGGAGGGTGGAACTGGTAGTGAGCCAGGACTTAATGGTACTTTCACTACTGATTTAACAAAATATTTTTATTATGGTGCCACTTCTTCTGGAACTGTAACTGGAGATTTTGGTGGAACACTGCCTATTATAGGAATATCCACGACCAATTTGTATTATGCTTTAAAAATTGACGATGATTCTTTTAGGTTATGTGATGCTGGTATAGGTGGAACTATAACAGAAAATTTAAATCAAGAGAAGTTTATTAAATTTTCAGATACTGGAAATGGATATCAAGTATTCAAATATCCAGATATAACTGTTACTTTAGAATATACGTCAACCGGAATTGGAACAACACAATCGAATAGTATAAATTTAACTCCCGTAGTTAAAGGAGAAATAGTAGATTTATCTCTTTATGAAACTGGAACTGGGTATGGATCTTCTATTATAAATGAAGAAAGATTGCCACAATTTACTATAAAAAATGGTAAAGAAGCACAAGTAGAACCAATAATCATTAATGGATCAATTACTGATGTCAATCTTCAGTTTGGTGGATTTGAATATTTCTCTGTACCAAATTTGGAAATTAGAGATCCAAGTGGAAAGGGGACTGGAGCAAAACTAAGAGCCATTGTTTCCAATGGTGAATTGTCGGATGTTAAGATTATAAATCCCGGAATAGGATATTCGACATCAAGTACCATTAATGTAGTTTCTAGTGGATCAAATGCACAATTCACTTCATCAGTAAGAAAACTTTATGTAAATAATGTAGAAAAAACACAACCAAATCCCCAATATCAAACCTTTGAAAATAGAGGGGAAAATGTTCAATATTTTATTTCGGGATACAGTGATAATATAAGAAAAACTTTTGTTGATAATGGAAGTGCATTTTCAAAAATAATTGGATGGGCATATGATGGAAATCCAATTTATGGATCATTTGGTTATAATGATCCAAATGATTCAAATCTCGGAATTAAAACATTAACAAGTGGATATTCCAAAGATCTATCTAATATTTTTGATAGGCCATCTGGATTTGATTTGGGATTTTTTGTTGATGATTATCGTTATGATGCATCAGGAGATTTGGATATTAATAATGGAAGATTTGCAAAAACTCCTGAATTTCCAGAAGGAATATATGCATATCATGCTACCATAAATCCTGATACTCTACTTCCAGAGTTTCCATATTTTATTGGAAATTCTTTCAGATCTAAATTAATTCAGGAAAATGAAATTTTAAATCAAAGTTTTGATTTTAACAATTCCTCTCTAATAAGAAACACTTATCCACATAATATCTCAGAAACTTTTGCAGACAATAATTTTATAGTTGAATCTGATGAAATTATTAGACAAAAAACTGTAGTCGAATCTATTTCTAAAGGATCAGTATCCGGATTTGATATTATCAATCCTGGAGATGATTATAAAGTAGGAGATGAACTTATATTTGACAACGAAAATACTGGTGGTGGGCAAATTAAGGCACAAATATCAGCAATTCAGGGCAAATCTTTAAATCAAATAGACACTTCTATAGAAACATTTTCAAATACTATTTTTATTTGGAATGAATCCAAAGTAAAAGGTTATGTTTTACCATATCATAATTTGCAAAACTTAGATTACATCACTGTAAGTGGTTTTGGTACGTCCAAAACATCAAAATTAAATGATTATCATCAAATAACAATCAATCCAAATCCAATTATTGGACTTACAACAGAAATTGTTGGATCTGGATCGACTAGCACTGAAATATATGTTACTAGTATTCCATCAAATGTATCTTCTGGAAATAGTATTGGAATTGGAACAGAAATTTTAGAAGTTTTAAATGTATATCCAAATAAAAACATTCTTAGAGTCAAGAGAGGTTTAGTTGGAACTTCACATACTGTTGGAGAATCTGTAGTCATAAAAAATAATTCTTTTACTATTGATTTGGAATTAGATTATTTTGAATCCAATCTGAACGAAAAAATATATTTTAATCCTAGAGAGTCTGTTGGTTTAGGAACGACTGCGGGTGTTGGATATTCAACTTCATTTACTTTTGGAAATGAATCCATAAACAGAGATATCCCAACCCAAAGGTTGTATATTGAGAATCATCCATTCAGAACAAATCAGAAAGTTACTTTTAATTCTAATGGACATGCTTCTTTATCGATCGGAAATTCTCCGACAGATTCTTTCCCAATTGACTCAACTCTTTATATTGTCAATAAATCACCAAACACCATAGGAGTTAAAACTGGAATCACTTCAGAATTTGGTGAAGTTTACTTTAGAAGTAATGGGGAAAATTTTGATGACTATTATTTTGAAACTACTTATGAACAAGAACTTGGAGATATTGAAAAAGTAACCTCTGTAGTATCTGTATCAACTTCACATGGACTTTCGGATGGAGATAAAATATCTCTCACTGTAAAACCAAATCTTTCTGTTGGGATTGGAACTTCAACAGCTGTTCGTGTCCTTTATAAGGAGATAATTGAAAACATTGTCATAAACCCAATTGGATTTAATTCGACTGGGGTTAGCACAGCTACAAATGAAATCATAATCACCGATCATGAGTTAGTAACTGGTGATAAGGTTTTCTATGAAGATAATATTTTAGGAACAGGAGAAGAATATTTCATTTATAAAGTTGATGAAAATACTATAAAATTCTGCGATACTTTCAAGAACGCAAATTCAAATCCACCTATAGTGGTAAGTTTTGCTTCTACAGGAAGTTCTTCGCAAACTATTTCATTAATTAATCCACAAATTCAAACGGTCAAAAATAATAATCTTGTATTTGATCTTTCAGATTCTTCACTCAGTGGATACGAATTTAAAATTTACTATGATCAAGAATTTAATAATGAGTTTGTTTCTACTGGATCAACCTCATCGTTTAATATTTCTGGTGTTGGAACAGTTGGAATAGCATCAACTGCATCTCTAACAATCAATTATTCATCTAATTTTCCACAAAATTTATATTATAGTCTGGAAAAATCTGGATACATAAGCACTTCTGATAAAGATGTTTTAAATCATTCTGAAATTTCTTATATTGATAGTAATTATAATGGAGAATATAAAGTTTCTGACGTTGAAATAACGACATTCAAGATTTCATTAGAGAATAAACCAGAAAAATCATCATATGTAAAGTCTGATTGTGATATTTTTGAATATTTTACAACTTCAACCTCTGCTTCTGGACCGGCAGAAAAAATAAAATTAATCTCTGGTGGTAGTGGATATATTTCTCTTCCGGTACTGGATAGAATAGAATCTGATAATGGAGAAAATCTTGCAGTAAATATAAAATCAAATAATATTGGAAATATAGAATCGGTTAGAGTTATTAACCAAGGATTTGAATATTCTTCGGATAGAACTTTAGAACCACAAACCTTTATCTCACCAAAACTTTCATTAGAGTCATCAAATAAAATTGCCAATGTTAATGTAGTTGATGGTGGAAAGGGTTTTGTAGTTGCTCCAGACATTGTTGCAGTGAATTCAGATACTAGAGAAGCAGTTAGAAATGGATTATTAGTTCCAGATATTGTTGCAACTTCAATATCTACTGTTGACATTGAAGTTGCAACAAAAGGAATTTCTGATGCAGGTGTGGAATTATTCACAGTTAATAATTCGAATGGAATTAGTATTAAGGAAGTTACATCAACCCCTACTGGAATATTTACATGTTCTATAACAACTCCATTATCAGGATTCTCAGAGAATCCATTTAAAGCGGGTGATCAAGTATTCATTGAAGGAATACAAAAATTTAGTTCAGATGGTGACGGATTTAATTCTAGTGATTATGGATATAAATTTTTAAATGTAAAATCTTATGATACTTCATTTGCAGATCATCAAGTTACTATTGATGTTTCCAATTTAACAACAAATACTGGAATAGCAAAAACAATTCAAGATTCTTTTGGAGTAGTTATTAATAAAAATGACTATCCAGTTTTTGAAACCACTATAGAGCCATCATTCTTTACTATTGGGGAAACTTTAATATCAAATGGTATAGAAAGAGACTTATCAGTTGTTAATCATGATATTAATACTCCACTTAAACTTGCTGGTAGTTATGATTTGTCTGTAAATGAAAAGATTAGTGGTAAACTATCTGGAAACAGTGCGATAATAAAATCAATAATCAACTATTCTGGAAATTTTGATATTGATTATTCTTCTAAGAAGAATCAAGGATGGACTGATGAAATTGGTAAATTGAATGAAGATCATCAGGTATTGTCAGACAATGACTATTATCAGAATTTGTCATACTCTGTGAAGAGCAGTCAACAATGGAAAGACATTAGAACTCCTGTTAATAGTTTAGTTCATATATCAGGATTGAAAAACTTCTCCGATACCGAAATACTCACAGTAGCAGATAAAATCGGTTTGGGGGGAACAGATCAAACCACAGTCATTAAAGATTATTTCTCCGAGAATAGAGTAGATACAATTAATATTTTTGATTTTGTAAAAGATATTGATACATTTAGTGAAAAATCCAAATTCATTAAACTTCTGAATAAAAAATTAACAAACTTCACTGAGATTGGATCAAATATAGTATTGAGAATTGATGATATTAGTAGTCAGTTTTCAAACTTTGACTCAGAACCAAATCCATATGTAGATTTTGTTGAATTAGACAATACAGATTCCTATCTAAACTATTTGATAAAAGTTTCAGATCTTAGTGGAAATGAAATTCAATTAACAAATGTCATCATTGTAAATGACAATATAAAAAATAATTCTTTCATTCTTGAAAAACAATCTTTAACAAATCTAACATCTAATACCCAATATGGAGATTTCTCAATTGAGTCTAATTCATTTGGTGAGAGATATTTAAGGTTTACTCCAGAGGATCCTTTTAATACAGAATATGATATTAAGTATATTGAAAAGAGATTTATTTCTGGAACAGGAATAGGAACAACCTCGGTTGGATTTGTTGACTTGACTTCAAATAGAAGTGAGGTATCTTCAGGAACAACTTCTACGGTACTGGAATTCTCTGCTAGTGATATTTCGTCGTTCTTTGTAAGTGCAAATATAATTCAAAGTGTGACAAATGAAATTAATTTTGTTGAATTGTATGTCACACATGATGGAACTAATACAAATATATCAGAGTACTATATTGCAAATGATTTGGTTTCAGGAGCATCTTTTGATCAGATTGGAGTTGGATTTACTGCAAATATTTCTTCTGGAACATTATCATTAGATTACTACAATGATTCTTCTTTAGATATTACAATTGACTCTAGATCTATTGGATTTAGCACACCTCCAGGAGTCGGTATAGGGAGCACATATAGATTTTTAGCAGATGCTCAACCAGAAGGGTCGGAAAGGTCTGCAATTTATGAATCTATAAAGTATAGCACCAGTTCTGGATTATCAACAACTGTAGTTTCTTTAGATAAAAATTTATTTGATGCTGTAAATTCTATAGTTGAAATTACTACTGGATCAACCAAGTCTACTCATCAAGTATTTTTGGTTCAAGATGGAACTGACATATACACTCAACAGTATTCCATCATTTCAATTGGTAGTACAATTGGCATAGGAACATTTGGTGGTGAATATGTAGGAACTGATAATTTTGAATTAAAATTCTATCCAGATTCAAACTTTACTGGAAATATAGACTTATTATCACTCAATGAGTGTTTATATAAAACTGTAGATTTTAGTAATCAATATTTGGATTTGAATTTTGGATTCTCAAATGAATCTGTAAAATCAACTGCATATTTCGCAATTAATGGAGATAGAACGAATAGAGTCAATTTTAAACTCAACAATAACAATACACCAATTTTTGCAAAAACATTTAATCCATCAAAATCGAATGTATTAAATGCCTCAACTGGAACATTTACAATAGAGAATAACTTCTTTAGTAATGGAGAAGAATTGGTTTATACTCCAGGATCCACATTTGTTGGTGTAGGATCTACTTCAATGCTCTTCGATAATGGATCATTTGTTGCCGAACTTCCTTCTCAAGTTTTCGCAGTTGTTGGATCCGGAAATACTAATAATTTCCAAATATCCACCACAAGATCTGGATCTCCGGTAACCTTCGCTTCTGTAGGAGAGGGAAATGCTCATAAATTTGCAATGGCAAAGAGAAATGAGAAATCGATTATTACAATTGATAACATTGTTCAATATCCAATTGCATTTACTAAAATAAGTCAAAATCTTACAAAGAATATTTCCGAAACAGATACATTTTTTACATTGAGTGGAATAAGCACCATCAATCCTTTAGATATTCTTAGAATTGATGATGAATATATGAATATTGTAAATGTTGGTTTAGGGACAGTTGATGTTGGACCTATCACTAACACCGGATCGGAATTATTAGTTGAAGTTGAGAGAGGTTTTGTTGGATCATCTGCATCATCTCATACTAATACAACTCCTACTAGAATATACAAAGGTTCTTATGATATTGTTGGTGATGAAATATATTTCACAAAACCACCTAGAGGAAATCCAACAATAGTAAGAGATGGTAACAATTTAGTACAAGAAACTTCAGATTTTACTGGTAGAGTATTCTTGAGAAGTAATTATGATACTAGCCAGGTTTACGATGATATTTCTGATGAATTTACCGGAATTGGAAGAACCTTTACATTGACTGTTGGTGGAGCAAATACAACTGGAATTGGATCAACTGGTGGAAACGGTATAGTTTTCCTAAATGGAATCTTCCAAACACCAACAACTTCAAATAATCCAGAAAATAATTTCCAAATAATTGATAATTCCGTAATTGGTATTTCTTCTATAGTATTCAGTGGCATCAGAACAGATATCGATGATCCTAATAGTAATTTAATTATAGAGAGTGATGTAAATCAAAACCAATTACCTAGAGGTGGAATAATTGTTTCTTTAGGATCTAGTGGTGGACTTGGATATGCACCTCTGGCAGGTGCTGCAGTTACTGCAGTAATTAGTGGTGGAGTAATACAGAATAGTATTGGTATTGGAACAACAGACATTAGTGGATCTGGATACAATAATGTAATATCAATTGGTGTTACTGCCTTTGACCCAACTGGTGCTGGTAGTGGAGCACTAATAAGTGCATCTGTAGGAGCTGGTGGAACATTATCATTTAATGTAACGAATGGTGGAGGAGGATACTCTGATGAAACTAGGATTTATGTCTCAGAACCTTCATATGAAAATCTTGAGATAACTGGAATTTCTAGACTTGGTGTTGGATCAACTACAGAGTCTGGAATAGGATTACTTCTGGATGTTGAGGTTGGAGCAAGTTCTACCACAGGAATTGGATCAACTTATTTTGAGGTTACAAATTTCTCAATTAAGAGAAATGGATACTCCTTTAGAAGGGGAGATATATTCACTCCTGTTGGATTGGTAACTGATGGTAGATTGTCTTCACCATTATCACAATTCCAACTAACCGTTTTAGACACATTTAGTGATAATTTTGGAGCATGGCAATTTGGTGAATTGGACTTCATAGATTCTTTGAAGAATTATCAAGATGGAGTTAGAGTTACTTTCCCATTGTTCTATAATTCATCTTTATTGAGTTTTGAATTATCTGAAGATAATACTTCTATCGAATTAGCAAATTCTCTCATCATTTTCATCAATGGAGTATTGCAAGATCCAGGAGTTTCATATACCTTTGAAGGTGGAACATCATTTACTTTCTCGACAGCTCCCAAACCAGAAGATAATATTGCAGTATTTTTCTATAGAGGAACTAGAGGTTTAGATGATCTTTTGGTTACAAATGTATTGCCAACTCTAGAAAAAGGAGATTTTGTTAGAGTATATAAAAATAATAATATTAATGGAACTGAGACTCAGAATCAGAGAACTGTTTTCGATCTCTCTTTCTCTGATAAATTTGAGACAAATCCGTATACCTCCCAGGGAATCGACATATCAAATCCAAAACCAATGTCTTGGACGAAACAAAAAAGTGACAGAATTATAAATGGAGAATTTGTTTATAAAACAAGACAATCAATTATATCTCAAATTTATCCAACTGCAAAAGTAATTGATAGTTTCTCAACATCAGATACAGAACTATTTGTTGATGATGCAGACTTATTTGATTATGATAGTCCAGATCCATTTAGTGCAATTCTTGTTGATAACAAAGAAACTTCCAAGGGAGAAGTAACTGCAACTATTTCTGGTGGAAAGGTTAATGGATTGTCTATCACAAATTCTGGATCTGGATATGAACCTGGTGCAACAATTAATATTGGATTTGCCGCACCATTAACAATAGGTGTTGGTGTTGGTACAACTGCTACAGCAACCATCACTGTTAATAGTTCTGGATCACTTACATCCCCCACAATAACAAATCCAGGATTGGGATATACAACTGAACCTTTAACTATAGTTCCAGCACCAGAGTCAAATATAGAAAGTATTTCTGCTATTAATAGTGTTAAGGGATTCTCCGGAATCATAACAGGAATAGAAGCAACTACAAATGGTGGACAATCAGCACTCAAATTCAATCTTAAAACTTCTGGAGTATTCAACAATGGTACTAATACTTTATCAGTTGGATATCCAATTTTAGTTAAAAATACTAATGTTGGATCTGGTGCAGTTTCTGTTGACTCTACAGATTCTGATGTTGTTGCAATAGGAACTGCTTTCTTTGATAATATTTACTATGTACACCAAATAAGTGATGATGGGGGATTAAATGGTATTGCAACATGCAATATATCTTCTTCTACAGACACTTCAAGTTTACCTGTAAGTGGAGACATTGTTGGAGAATTTTCTTGGGGTCGTCTTAACATCACTCAAAGATCATCTGGACCAATTTCAATTGCAGTCACCGGAAAAACTGTAGATGTTGGATTATCAACTTTCCCAACAATTCAAAGAAGAAGTCAGGGACTGAGACAAACTGGATCAATTATTGAGAGATTAGATTAAATTTTTTTAATACTTATAAATATCTAAAAACTGTGTAATATGTCCGCAATCGTAACTGATCAATTTAGAATTGCCAACGCTAGCACTTTTATAGATTCTGTATTGGATTCTAATAATTCTTATTATGTTTTTTTAGGACTTTCAAATCCTGGACTCATACCAGGATCTATAGGATTTGGAAGGTCCGACACTTGGACTAGTTCTCCAGCAAATCCACCAAGTCCGGTTGATAATCAACAATATTTAAGTCATTACAGAAATACTTCACTGTTTGGCAAAAAAATTACTAGTGCAAATATTAGAAGAGTAGTAAAAAAGGTAAATTGGAATTCTGGAACTAGATATGATATGTATAGGCATGATTATAGTGAATATAATCTGTCTCCCAATTTTCAATCTGCAAGACTTTATGATACTCAATATTTCGTAGTTAATAGTGAGTTTAAAGTTTATATCTGCTTATATAATGGATCATCAGGTGATGTATTGAAGGGAGAAACATCTCAAAATGAACCAACCTTTACAGATTTAGAACCGTCGTCGGCGGGACCTGACGATCCATATATTTGGAAATACTTATTTACTATTTCTCCTAGTGATATTATAAAATTTGATTCTACAGAGTATATTGTTCTCCCTAATGATTGGGAAACCTCTACAGATCCTCAGATTCAAAATGTTAGAGAATCTGGAGATTCTACTGTAAATAACAATCAAATAAAGGTAGTTTATATTGCCGATAGTGGATCTGGATATACTCCAGGACAAACCAAAACATATAATATTAGAGGAGATGGATCTGGAGGACAGGTTTCAGTAACTACAGATCTGGATGGAAAGATAATTAAAACGGAGGTTGTTTCTGGTGGATCTGGATATACTTTTGGAATTGTTGATCTGGAATCCACAGGCAATTTACCAAGTCCAGCAAAATTAATTCCCATTATACCTCCATCAAAAGGTCATGGATATGATATTTACAAAGAACTTGGATCTGATAAAGTTTTAGTATATGCAAGATTTGATGATTCGACAAGAGACTTTCCTGTGGATACTCAGTTTGCTCAAGTTGGAATTATAAAAAATCCACAACAATCATCTTCAAATCAAATTATTACTTCAAATGAATATTCATCTCTAAATGCAATAAAACTTCAATCTGTAGATTCAACTCCTACTGTTGGTATGGGAATTACTCAAAGTGTAAGTGGAGGAACTGCAAGAGGATATGTTGCTTCTTATGATCAAGAAACAGGAGTTTTAAAATATTATCAAGATAGATCTTTGTATTTTGCAAAATTTGGTTTAGATCAAACTGATAGTAATGAAGTTTCGGAAAAATCGAAAGTTTTAAATTTTGAACCGACTGCCGAACCAATTATTCCCTTTAACGGATCTATTCAATTAGGATTTTCCGGAGTAACGACAACTGTTAATTCGAAAACGATCAATTTGGGTGTTAATTTCAGTTCGGGCATTTCTACATCAGAGATAAATAAAAACACAGGAGATATTATCTACATTGATAACAGATCTTTAGTTTTAAGAGACTCTAGACAAAAAGAAGACGTTAAAATCATTCTGGAATTCTAAGAAAAAATGGCACAAAAAACAAATTTAAATATCAATCCATATTACGATGATTTTGATAGTGATAATAACTTTTATAAGGTTCTTTTTAAACCAGGATTTCCTGTACAGTCTAGAGAATTAACAACTTTACAATCAATACTTCAAAATCAAGTAGAAGATTTTGGTAGTCATATTTTTAAAGAGGGATCCATGGTGGTTCCTGGAAATATATCTTACGATGGACAATTTTATGCAGTAAAAGTAAATCCTACACAATTCGGTATTGATTTATCAGTCTACATTGAAAATTTTGTAGGAAAAACTATAACAGGACAAACATCAGGAACTACAGCAAAAATTCAAAAAGTTGTTCTTCCTTCGGAAAGTGATAACATAGATTATATTACTTTATATGTAAAATATCTAGAATCTGATGATAATTTTGAATTTAATCAATTCTTAGATGATGAATCCTTTTTTGCAAATGAAAATGTTACTTATGGCAATACAGTAATCAATGCTGGAGTAATTTTTGCAACTTCTATTTCAACTAATGCAACTTCGATAGGATCTGCTGTAGCAATAGGGGATGGGATTTATTTTATTCGTGGATATTTTGTAAATGTAAATTCTCAAGATATTATTTTAGATTACTATAGTAATACACCTTCGTATAGAGTTGGACTTGAAGTAAGTGAATTAATTATAAGTGCTAAGGACGACAATTCTTTATATGACAACGCTAAAGGATTTTCAAACTTTGCTTCACCTGGAGCAGATAGATTAAAAATCAATCTTACTTTAACAAAAAGGGAATTAGATGATAAAGACGATACTAATTTCGTCGAACTTTTAAGATTAAGAGAGGGGAAGGTACAAAAAGTAACAACAAAAACTGAGTATAATAAAATTCGTGACTATTTGGCAGAAAGAACGTTTGATGAATCTGGAAATTATATTGTAAATCCGTTTGAAATTAAATTAGTAAATTCTCTCAATAATAGATTGGGAAATGATGGAGTATTCTTTAGCAATGAACTGACTGAAGAAGGAAATTCACCATCTGATAATTTAGCATGTTTAAAAATATCTCCAGGAAAGGCATATGTTGCTGGATATGATATTGAGAAAGTTGGAACTGAAATTATTGATATAGAAAAACCAAGAGATGTTGAAACAACTCCAAATTTAAATGTTCCCTTTGAAATGGGAAATATTTTAAATGTCAATAATGTTACGGGACTGGCAAGAGTTAAGAGAACCATAGAGTTATATTCTCAATTTGGAACAAGTGGGACTCAAATTGGAGAAGCTAGAGTATATTCTTTTAATTTATCAAATGCACCATATTCTGACGATGGTACTACATGGGATTTGAGGTTATATGATATTCAGACTTATACTAGATTGACATTAAATCAATCAGTTACTACTTCAGAAATTGAAGAGTCTTTTTACATAAAAGGAAAGAGTTCTGGTGCTAGTGGATTTGCCACTGCAGATGGAAGTTCTAATGTAATATTCTTGAGACAAACCTCCGGATCTTTTGTAAAAGGAGATCAACTTATTGTAAATGGTGTTGATATATCAAGATCAGTAAAAGATATAAAAGTATACAATACCCAAAATATAAAATCAGTAAAACAATCTGATCCATTTGGATATGGGACAGATTTTTCTGCAGATTCTTTTCTTGATAGATTTGACTTTCCCAATGGAATATCTCAAATCTCAATTAGTGCTGAAGCTGGAGGAATTTCAACAGTAACTTCTACAGGAAGAGCATTTGTTGGATTAAATACGGACACGATAATTAGATATCAAAGATCTGGATTATCGACTGAAACTTATAATAGAATTTCTAGTGTTTCTTCAGATTTGCTTTCATTTGAAGTTAATGCAGTAACTGGAGTAAGTGGTGTATTTGATGGAGATCTTCCAAGTTCCAATATTCAAGTTAATGGATTCCTTGGTGCACCAATAGTATTAGGTTCTGGAACTTTATACGCACCATTGTCAGAGCAAAATGCGTCTTCGATTGATCTCTCAGATTCTCAACTTTTTATATCTGAACAATTAGATGGAAAAAGTATTACTGGAACTGCACTGACTTTAACAACAAGTACGGATTTGTCTAGTATATCAGATACAACATGGGCAACTTTCGATCAAGAAAGATATAATATTGGATATAGTAATGGAACAATTGGATCTATTACAAATGATTCTTTTGATCTTGACGGAAATACAGTATCTTTCAGAGGACTTGCCAATGGATCGAACATTGTTGTAAATACAACTGCGGTAAAACAAAAAGTACAGAGTAAAATAAAAACGTACACTAGAAGTTCTATATTAAATATTTCCGGTTCTAAATTAAAAGAATCTGGTTCAACCGAGTCAACTTCCAAAAATGATGGATTGGTCTATAATAAATTCTATGGATTGAGAGTTCAGGATGAGGAAATTTCTCTAAATTATCCAGATGTAGTGAAGGTATTGGCAATTTATGAATCTTTGAATACTAGTGCCCCATCTTTAACTCAAGTTCAATTTACGTCAACTGCAAATGTAGGACAAAATGCAGTTACTGGTGAGAATATTGTTGGTTCTCAGAGTGGATCAGTAGCAAGAGTCGTTACAAAACCAGGATCAAATACTTTAGGAATTGTATATTTAAATGATCAGGAATTTTTTGTAGGTGAAGTAATTGAATTTGAAGAATCTGCAATAAATACAACAGTTGAGGGAATTGTTGAAGGATCGTATAAAGATATTACAACTTCATTTAAGTTAAACAGAGGGCAAAAAGATGAATATTATGATTATTCGAGATTAGTTAGAAATAAGGAAACTCAAGAACCATCGAGAAAATTATTAGTAATCTTTGATCATTATACGGTTCCTACAAATGATCAGGGAGACGTATTTACAGTTAATAGTTATGATGAAGAAAGATTTACTACAGATATTCCATTCATTAATGGAACAGTTAGAGCATCTGATACTTTAGACTTTAGACCTAGAGTTGCATTTTTTGACCCAACAGTAACTACTGACAGATCTCCTTTTGATTTTAGTGCAAGAACTAGTGAATTTAATAATTTACCATCAAGAATTTTAGCACCTGGAGAAGGATCTATAATTTCTCACAGTTATTATCTCCCAAGAATTGATAAAATTTATCTTGATATTTCTGGAAAATTTGTTATTGAAAAAGGGGTTTCTGCTAAATTGCCCAAACCACCTGTAAAAAATGCAGAACTTTTGGAACTTGGCACTCTAACTTTACCACCATATCTTTATAGTCCATTAGATGCACAGTTAGTGTTGACTGAAAATAGAAGATATACTATGAGAGACATTGGTGATATTGCCGATAGAGTTGAAAATTTGGAAGAAATGACAAGTCTTTCTCTCTTAGAATTAAACACACAAACCTTACAAATTAGAGACTCTGAAGGTAGAGACAGATTTAAAAGTGGATTTTTTGTTGATGATTTTGTAGATTTTGGTAGATTTAATAGATTTTTATCCTCTACTGTTGTTGATACTGTTGCAAGAAATTTAGTTTCCGATGTTGCAAGAAATTCTTTAGAGTCATTAATTGCAACTGAAGAAAATCTTTCATCAGAAAATATTGATCTGGATACTGATATGATTTTATTGGATCCAGCAATTCAAAAAACTGGAGATGCCCTAACTCTTGCATACAATGAAATTGATTGGTTGGAACAACCATTTGCAACAAAAGTTGAAAATGTCAATCCATTTAATGTTGTTGTATATTCCGGAACAGTACAACTAAATCCAAGTTCTGATAATTGGACTAGAACTATTCAGTTACAAGATAGACAAGTTTCTGGTGGAACAAGAGAACAGAGTGTAAATCTCGTTAATAATTTAAGGCATAATATTAGACATGATCTAACAAATAATCTTCGACAAAATATAAGATTAAATTTAACAGACACAACCACAGTAAGAATAAGGAGGGGAAGAGGTATCCCAGCAGGTCTGCTTAGAGGAATAGGTAGATTTGGAGCCAGTGGTAGTTCAACTTCTTTCAGTACTAACACTAGTAGATCTACTGTCAGATCCACATCCACTAGCACTGCATCAGATTCTTTTGATACGGTAGATACTACTATCAGAAATGAGGTTGTCGGACTTCGGGATGAAATCTTCATGAGATCCAGAAACACCGAATTTAGAGTATCTAATCTAAAATCAAATACTAGATTTTATCAATTCTTAGATGGAAATAGTCAAGTAGATGTTGTACCAAAATTAATTGAGATTGCAAATAGTCCAACATTGACAACTAGTGGTGCTTCAGCATCTTATAGTATTGGTGAAACTGTAATTGGATATGTTAGAGGTCAAGAAAGAATAAGATTTAGAGTAGCTACTCCAAATCACAAAGAAGGTAATTTCAGAAATCCATCTTCAACATATAATCAAAATCCATATATTAAACAAGAATCTATAGGATCTTCTTATAGTTCAACTTCAAAAGTCTTGAATGTAGATACTTCTTCATTATCAAGAGTAGCTCAAGGAGAGTATTTTGGATACTTGCTAAGAGGAATGCAGCTAGTTGGGCAAACTAGTGGTGCAATTTCTTATGTTAAAGATATAAGACTTATATCTGATAACTATGGAGATTTGATTGGAACATTCTTCTTAAGAGATCCCAATCAGACTCCAACACCAACTACTAGAATTGAAACAGGAACAAAGACTTATAAAATAACCTCAAGTAAAACAAATAGTTCTGGAGATCCTGGAAGTAATTCTATTTCTTTTGCAGAAACAAATTATACTGCTAATGCAACACTGATTCAATTCCAAGCAACAGAAACCGCAACGACAACAAGAACAACTATTAATAACACGATCAATAGTACTGTTAACAGTACTGTTAATAGTACTGTTAATTTAAGAACTAACGCAACTGCTTCAATAAGAAGACGTTTAAATGTACGGTATGCTGATCCCTTAGCCCAAACATTTACAGTTGGTGGAAATATCCAGGTAAAATCTGATATAGACACTGATGCAGATGTAAATGGAGCATTCTTAACATCTGTTGATTTGTATTTTGCTTCGATTGATAGTGGAAATGCTGAGGTTACTGTTGAAATTAGAACAACTCAATTAGGAACACCTACATTAGAAGTTATCGGGAAACCAGTAATTATCAGACCGAGAGAAACTGATCAAAATGGAAATGAAGTTGTTAATATTCAAACATCATCTGATGGATCAATAGCAACAAATGTTAAATTCAAAGAACCAATATTCTTGGCTCCAGGAAGAGAATATGCAGTTGTTATAATTTCAGATAAGAGTGATGAATATGAATTATGGACAGCAGTCATGGGAGAAAAAACAATAAGTACAAAATCGCTTCCAGACGTTGATACTGTAAGATATACCAAACAGTTTGCTTTGGGCACTTTATTCAAGTCTCAAAATGGTTCTGTTTGGACAACTAATCAATATCAAGACTTGAAATTCAAACTCTATAAGGCAGAATTTACAAAGAATACTGGAACTGCTTATTTCTATAATCCCAATTTGAATGAGAGTAACGGGTATGTACCAACACTTATTCAAAATCCACTTTTGGTCCTGCCAAAAACTGGAAGAATTGGAATCGATACAGTAACAGATAGTGGAATAATAGGAATTTTAACAACAGGAAGAAAACTTGCTGGTAGCAATAATCATGGAGGATCTGCAATTATCGTTGGTCAAGGAAGTTCTGTTAGTGATGCTTCTACAGTAACCAATGGAGGTGCTAATTATCCAGCAAGTGTCACAGAAACTGTTGATACATTCAACATTATAGGCAATGGTTCTGATTTAAAAATCAATATAACAACAAATGCCAATGGTGCTATTACTGGTGTATCACACTCACCTACTAACAATGGTAATGGATATCAAGTTGGAGATGTTGTTGGAGTTGTAACTTCGTCAACTTCATCAAAAACTGGTAGAAATGCAGAAATTACTATTTCTGAAATATCTGGATTGGACACTTTATATCTTAGCAATGTTCAGGGTGAATTTGGAATACTTGGTAGTGGTAAAGACTTTGCGGTTGGTGCAGCAGTAAGTTTCTTTGATGGATCAAATATTGTCTCCATGGCAGGAACAACCATATATTCCTCAATTTCTGATGGTGGAATAAATTCTGGAGATTATATTAGAGTAGATCATTTTAATCACGGAATGTATTCTACGACAAACAAAGTTAAATTGGATAGAATTCAATCTAATGTTCCAACAACTTCATTAACAGAATCTTTAAATGCAACAAATGAAACGACGATTAGTATAGGGGACACATCAAACTTTGTAACTTTTGAAGGACAAAATGTTAGTGGTTCTTATCCAGGATATGTGAAAATTGGACCAGAAATTATTTCTTATGATGAAGTAGGTAACGGATCGCTTACAATTTCTTCTAGAGGAATTGACGGGACAATATCAATTCCTCACAGTTTGGGAGATTCTGTAGAGAAATATGAATTAAATGGTGTATCTTTAAGAAGAATAAATGGAATAACAACTTCTATACAAGAACCAATTGATCTTGACAGTTATTATGTCAAAGTTGATAGAGGATCAACAAAAGGACAGAACAGATCTGCAGATTCTGGACTTATTCCTCAACTTTCATTCAATGACATTGGAGTTTTGGGTGGAAATAATGTAACTGCAACACAGAACATAATCTATGGTTCTATAGTACCCACCTATGATATTGTTACTCCAGGTTCAAATACAGCAGTAAATGCATCGATTAGAACAGTATCTGGAACTAGTGTTGATGGGACGGAACCATCGTTTAATGATAAGGGATATGAACCAGTTCAATTGAACACTTTAAATTCTTTCAATGATGTTAGAATTGTATGTTCAAAAATAAATGAAGAAGAATACTTATCCAGTTTACCTAGAAATAAATCCGTCACTACAGCAATCACATTTAGTTCATCTGATCCAAATAATGCACTTTCACCAATTTTAGATCTTAATACGGCATTTACTGAATTCTATATCAATAGATTAAATAATCCAGTTTCAAATTATTCTACTGATGGAACAGTAAATTCTGTTCTAGATGATTCTCATGCATCGGTATATTATTCCAATGTAATAGATCTTCAAAACCCAGCATCATCTTTGAAAGTTATTCTAACTGCCGATAGACCAGAATCTACAGATTTCAGAGTTCTTTATAGTCTTATAAGAAAAGATTCTAGTGAAATAAATCAATCTTTTGAACTATTCCCTGGATATCAAAACTTGGATCAAACTAGTGAAGGATTTGTCGTTGTTGATGCATCTAAAAATAATGGATTGCCTGATGTAAAAGTTCCAGCAAGTTTGGATGGTGAATTTTTGGAATATGAATTTAGTGCCGAAAATTTGGATCTATTCGTTGGATTTGCAATTAAAATTGTAATGTCAGGAACAGATCAGTCGAAGGCACCTAGATTTGGTAATATTAGAGTAATTGCAATCAGATGATAAAAGTAGAAGGACATTCAAATTTATATCGTGATGAAGAAACTGGTGCCATCATCAATTGTGATGGCACTGCATATAATCAATATGTAAATTCTTTGACTCAAAGAGAACTGAAAAGAAAGGAGTTGGATGATATGAAAAAAGATATTGATGAGATTAAATGTTTACTTAGAGAGATAATAAATAGGGGTTAATTTATCGGGGAGTTTTCTCCATATAAATATCTAGAGGAATACTTTTTGGTTAATAATGGCAGTTTATGTATCCAATATTGTAATTGAACAAGGATACGATTTTGAAACGTCGTTTCAATTAGAAGATACAAGGACGAATTCACCTTTGAATTTATCCGGAACAACTAGTGATGGCCAATTAAGAAAGCATCATGGTGCTTCCACTGCAGTATCTTTTGCATCCTCTGTAACAAACCCAACTAGTGGAACTATAACTATTTCTCTCACCAATGCACAAACAGTTAATTTAAAACCGGGAAGATATGTTTACGATGTAAAAATATTATCTGCTGGAAAAGAGTATAAAGCTGTAGAGGGAGCAGCACTAGTAAGAGCAGGGGTAACAAGGTAATGCCTAGTATAAACGATAGAATTGGTTCTCAAAATGTAATTCGTGTATTATCTAATGCTTCTTCGCCACCAACGAAGTTAATCAATCTAAGTGACGTTGATTCTACTTTATCAGTAAGAGATGGAATGATCCTTGTATGGGATCTTGACAGTGAAACTTTTGTAATGACGGATACGATAGATTCGTCAACTTTAATTGCAACTGGTATTGTAACTTTTTCCAATACCACACAATCAAATTCAATTACAACAGGTGCACTAGTTGTTGACGGTGGACTTGGAATTGGAAAAAATCTCAATGTTGGTGGAAACTTTAAAGTTACTGGATTATCTACATTTATATCTGATGTTGATATTGATGCAAATGTAGATATTTTATATTCTTTAACTGTAAACTCTACCTTCAAAACTGTAGGAGTTACAACTTTAGCTTCATCAGGAGGAATTACAACAACTGGTGGAGATTTTTATGCTGGTGGTGCCGCATTTATTAATACAAATCTAAGAGTTGGTGGAACTTCCGAATTTATTGGAAATGCCACTTTTAGAGGTGGAACAATTGGAATTGGTGATTCCATAAGTGATGATATTAATGTTGGTGGTGAGTTTGTATCTAATTTGGTTCCAAATGACGATGCAACGTATGATCTTGGTATTACAACACAGAGATGGAGAAATGGACAATTCTCTGGATTATTAACAAGTTCAACTTTACATGTTTCTGATACAGTAACTCTTGATGGTCAAGTCAATCTAACTTCAAATTTAGAAGTAACTGGAGTAACGACATTTAACAATAATGTAGATGTTGTTGGTTTTGTTTCGGTAACTGAAGGATTATATTATGATGCAGACGATTATGATGGTCCTAATGGAATTGCATACTTTGATAATACCGGAAAACTCATAGGAGCTGCAAGTACAGAAAATGCTCTTACTGAAAGTTTCTTTGTACTAACAACAAATGCAGTTGGGATTCCAACTTGGACATCAGTAATTGATGGAGGATTATTCTAGTGGCAAAACCAACTACAAGACAAGAACTAATTGATTATTGTCTCAGACAATTAGGTGCACCAGTATTAGAAATAAATGTTGCAGACGATCAAATTGATGATTTGGTTGATGATGCTCTGCAATATTTTAATGAAAGGCATTATGATGGTGTCGAAAGAATGTATCTCAAATATAAAATTACTGATGATGATATTAACAGAGGTAGAGCAAAAGAAACTGATGGAGTTGGTATTGTAACCACTACTGGTTCATCGAATATTGTTGGATTTGGAACAACTACATTTAATTACTACGAAACTTCAAATTATATTCAAGTACCAGATTCTGTTATAGGAGTAGAAAAAATATTTAAGTTTGATACTAGTGCCATTTCGGGAGGAATGTTTAGTATTAAATATCAGTTATTCTTAAATGACTTATATTATTTCAATTCTGTAGAATTGCTACAGTATTCCATGGTCAAATCATATCTGGAAGATATTGATTTTTTACTTTCTACAGATAAACAAGTTAGGTTTAATAAAAGACAAAATAGACTTTATCTGGATATTGATTGGACTGCAAAATCAAAAGATACTTTTTTAATTATTGATTGTTACAGGGCATTAGATCCTTCAGATTTTTCAAAAGTATATAATGATAGTTTTGTTAAAAAATATTTAACTGCATTGATAAAAAGACAGTGGGGACAAAATTTAATCAAGTTCCAAGGAGTAAGACTTCCTGGGGGAATAGAACTAAATGGAAGATCAATATTTGAAGATGGTCAAAGAGAATTGGAAGATATTAGACAGAGAATGACAATGGAATATGAATTACCACCTCTGGACTTTATTGGTTAATTATCATGGCTCTCAATCCATTTTTTCTACAAGGTTCTCAGAGTGAGCAATTTCTTGTCCAAGATCTAATAAATGAACAATTGAGGATTTATGGAGTAGAAGTTTATTATCTACCTAGAAAGGCATTTAGAACTGATGATATTATTAGAGAAGTTCAATCTTCCAAATTTGACGATTCCTTTTTAATAGAAGCATATATTAATAACTATGATGGATATGCTCCTGATAGTGATATCATGAGCAAATTTGGATTGAGATTAAAAAATGAAATTTCATTAACACTTTCTAGAGAAAGATTTGAAGAATTTATTTCACCATTTTTGGAAGGTATTGCTGCCGGACTTAGAGAAGGAAAAACTGGAGAAGAATATGATTTGAATACAATTACAAGACCACTTGAAGGGGATTTGATTTATTTTCCATTGGGAGAAAGACTCTTTGAAGTTAAAAGAGTAGAGTTTGAAAAACCATTTTATCAATTGGGAAAAAATTACATTTATGAATTGAATTGTGAATTGTATGAATATGAAAATGAGGAAATTAATACTAGTGTGGAAGAAGTTGATAATACTGTAGAAGATGAAGGATATATCACAACTGTCAAACTTGCAGGATATGCTTTAGATGCGACTGCAAATGCAGTTCTATCAATAGGTGCAGTCAATGAGATATTTTTAAATAATGATGGCAGTGGATATATAACGACTCCGACCATAGAATTTTCAGATCCTCCAAATGTTTCTGCAGGAAATCAAAGAGCTACGGCAGTAGCAATTACAACTAGTGTAGCAAATGTTCAATCAATAGATAGAATTGAAATAACAAATGCAGGTAGTGGATACCTCGAACCACCAACAATAACAATCTCTGGTGGTGGAGGAATTGGTGCTGCTGCAACATGTTCAATTGGGTCTACTCAAGCATCTGTTCAAGCAATTAATATTATTGTTGGTGGATCTGGATATGCAGCACCTCCAGAAGTTACAATGAGTTCACCTTCTGTTGGAACTACAGCAACTGGAGTAGCAATATTGAGAGACGGTTCTGTCGAATCTATTAGATTAACTAATGCAGGATTAGGATATACAGAAGCACCCACGGTCAGTATTGCTGGTGTTTCTACTGTTGGTGTAGGAACATTTGTATATAATGAATTAATCACTGGACAAACTTCTGGTGTTACTGCAAAGGTACGTGATTTTAGAGCAATTTATAATTCATTAGATCAAGCGATAGATGTTGATTTAAAAGTATATCTAAATACTGGTAAATTCTATCAAAACGAAATTATTGTTGGATCTATATCATCTGCAAGATATTTGGTACAATCTCATGATTTAGATAGTTTTGAAGATGAATATGACAGTAATGAAGAATTTGAAACTGAAGCAGATAACATATTAGATTTTACTGAAAGCAATCCCTTTGGAGAATATTGATGTTAGGAACTTACTTTTATCACGAGATCATACGTAAAACTATTATCGGTTTTGGAACTCTTTTCAACGATATTAGTATAAGACATCTTGATAGTAGTAATAATATTATCGATGAAACTAAAGTTGGATTGTCTTATGGACCAATGCAAAAGTTTCTTGCAAAAATTCAAGAACAGGCAGAGTTAAGTAAATCTGTAGCATTGAATCTTCCGAGAATGTCATTTGAAATGACTGGAATACAATATGATTCTGCAAGAAAAACTGGAGTAACTCAAACATTTAAAGCATGTGACGATGAGGGTGGCATAAAAAAGGTTTTCATGCCTGTTCCATATAACATTACATTTGAATTGAACATTTTCTGTAAATTAAATGATGACGCCCTTCAAATCGTTGAGCAAATACTTCCCTTTTTTCAACCATCATTTAATTTGACTGTAGATTTAGCAGAATCTATTGGAGAAAAAAAAGATATTCCAATTATTTTGGATAGTATAGATTTTCAGGATGATTATGAGGGATCTTTCCAAACAAGAAGAGCACTCATTTATACTTTAAGATTTACTGCAAAAACATATGTCTTCGGACCAATATCTGATAGTACAGATGGACTTATTAAGAAAGTTCAAGTTGATACATATACTAGTACAAATACAAAATCTGCAAAACGTGAAATGAGATATACTGTTGTTCCAGATCCAATAGACGCTGGACCGGAAGATGACTTTGGATTTACTGAGAATTGGGAACTTTTGGGAGACTCTAAAGATTTTAGTCCAACAAGAAAAACTGATATCTGATTACTATGAAAAATAATTATGAATCAATCGATGATGCACTCAACACAACGAGTGATATTGTTGAATCAAAACCAACACCTAAACCAGAGGTTGTTAAGTCTAAAGAAGTAGACATTGAAAAAGACTATGAATATAGTCGTGCTAACCTCTACTCCCTCATAGAGAAGGGTCAGGAGGCAATCAATGGCATTATGGAGGTTGCAGGTGAAGGTGGCAGTCCAAGGGCATATGAGGTCGCAGGACAGTTGATTAAGAGTGTTGCAGACACCACTGATAAGTTGATTGATCTTCAGAAGAAACTCAAAGACGTTGAGGATGATTCTAAGAAGACTACAAACAATGTTACTAATAATGCAGTTTTTGTGGGTTCTACTTCAGAACTTCAAAAAATGCTGAAGCAAGGTTTTCTAAATAATAAAGAGTAACTTACTTTTTTATTAATGAAAAAGTGTAAGCAGGGATACTATTATTGTTACACCGAAAAGAAGTGTAAGAAGATACCTATGGGATATCATCTAGGTGCTCGTGGTTATCTTGCAAAAGATAACGATAATGACAATGAGGGTGAAGATACCACTAAAAATGGTAACGGCGATGGCAATGGTAGTAACGGCAATGGTGGTGGAACCGTAAGTGAAGAGGGACTCCGTGATTGGTTCGGAAAGTCTAAATCAAAAGATGGTAAAAGGGGTTGGGTCAACGTTGTAACGGGTGGAACCTGTGCAAGTGATGAACCTGGTGAAGGAACTCCAAAATGCGTCTCTTCTGCCAAGAGAGCATCAATGACTAAAGCAGAAAGACTCTCCGCTCAGAGAAGAAAAAAGAAGGCAGATCCAGGACAACAGCAAAAATCTGGTGCTGCAAAACCAACATATGTTTCAACAGACTCTAAGAAGAAAATGAAAAAAGAGGAAGTAGAAGTAACTGAAGCAAAAGATAAAAAAGGTAAGGGTAGTGGATCTAAAGATGCTTGTTACCATAAGGTCAAGTCTCGTTATTCTGTATGGCCTTCTGCATATGCCTCAGGTGCTCTGGTTAAGTGCCGTAAGGTTGGTGCTGCCAACTGGGGAAATAAATCAGAATCTGTAGAATTTTCTAATTGGAGAGATGATTTTAAGGCAACTGAATATGAGTTCACTGATATTATCAAACCAGAACCAATTAAGGGTGGAGTAATTGAAGAAGGTTCTTTCAGCATTGATCCCAAAGCACATAGACAAGCGCAAAGAGAAAAGAAAATTAGAGATAGAACTAAAACAGGAGATGAAGGATCTTCAATAGCAAAGACAAAAACAAAAGGTCCTGACCTGATGGGTGAGGAGCAGATTGAAGAAGGTCAGAAGTGTTGGAAGGGATATGAAAAGAAAGGCACTAAAAAGATGTTTGGTAAGACCTATAACAACTGTGTCAAGAAAGAAGATGCAGACCTAGAGCAGATGCAGAAAGATGCTGCTGCTAATCGTGATAGAGCAGCAAAGGCAAAGAAGAATACTGTAACCAAAGGTTCTGCTGCTTTTGCCGCTGCTAAGGTTGCAGATGATGTAAAGAAGGCAGCAAGAACTGGTCCCCAACAACATAAAGGACCCAGAACTGGTGTGAAAAGAATTCAAAAAGAGGGTTATGGAGTTGGTCAAGTTGACCAGAAAGTTGGTGCTGTCACTGCTATTCCTAAGAAAGAGCAGGATGCTGCAAAAGCAAGATTACTTGCAAAAGCAAAAGCAAAACGTGAGAAAATGAAAGAAGAAAATGAAATCGATGAGGCAAAGCACACACCAACAAAATCAGATTTAGAATCAAAAATCGGTGGAGGCAACCTCAAGAAACTTTCAAAAAAAGCATCAACAAGAATTGATTATGATGTTGACGGTGATGTAGATCCACAAGATAAAGTTGAGAAGTCAAAAGGTGATTATGGTGAGGAACTTCCAACTCCATTTGGTAAGTTTAGAACTGGAGATTCTAAAAAGGTAAAAGTTAAAAAAGAAAGTCTTGCAAATTGGAGAAACGAAATTGAAGAAGGAGCAGCATGGACAAAAAAGTCCGGTAAGTCCGAGTCAGGCGGACTTAATGAGAAGGGCAGGAAGTCCTATGAGAGAGAAAATCCAGGAAGCGACCTTAAGGCACCTTCAAAGAAAGTTGGGAACCCTCGTAGAAAGAGTTTTTGTGCGAGAATGAAAGGTATGAAGAAGAAACTAACTAGTAGTAAGACTGCTAATGATCCTGATAGCAGAATCAATAAGTCCCTTAGAGCTTGGAACTGCTGATATGAAAAACTTTAAACAATTTCTTTCAGAAAGCATCACTATTAATGGTGATTTTAACGGAACACTAACTTACGGAGGTGCACCTGCCCAAGAACAGACACAAGAGTCATTCTATGCTGATGTTGTCTGGGAAGGTAAAATCTACCGTCTAGAAGTAGAAGGTAGCATGATGAATAAAAATGAACTTGCAGAACATATTCAGGGTGAGTATCCTGGAGCAATTGTTCACCAGATTTATCCTCGTGTAGAATCTAATAGAATTAAAAGTTCTTCAAGGTATCAACCAGAAAAATTAACTTGGAGTGACTGATGGCACAGTGGAATAAGGATACACAAGCATATCTAAATCAAACAAAGACAAACTTTGAAGTTTATATGTGTGCCGATAAGTATGGCAACATTGGTGCTTGTGGTGGGGATACACAATTTGATCTAAATGTTGCTGCTGGTATTACAACCCAGATTGCAAACGTTCATAAGTTTGGTGCAGTTCTTACTAGTTCAGCAGATTATGATACTGTTTGGACTGAAGGAGGAGCATATACATTCCCATCCACGGCAGGAATTGTTACAGTAACTTCCAGTTCTTCTCAAGATGATAGTGGAGGAACGGGAGCACTTACAGTCAGACTTCAAGGTCTTGATGCAAACTACAATGAAGTAGAAGAAGATTTTACTCTTAATGGAACTGTCGGTGTTGCTGGAACGGTAGAATTTTTAAGAACTCATAGAGCATTTATTCTTACTGGTAACAATGACAATAATAACGTAGGTACTATTAACTTCACTCATAGTGTTGGAGTTACTTGTCAGATTGCAGCGGGAATGGGTCAATCTCAAGTTACTTTCTATACTGTTCCCGCAGGTAAGAGTGGTTATCTTAGAGCATTTGCTGCAACGATGAATAAAAACCAAGAAAACACTGTTAGATTATT